GTTCTCGATGACGCAGGAGCTTAGAGATGCTATTTCTCACCGTGAATCGGAAGCGAAGAAAGGGGTGCGAGTTCCCTCCATTTCGTATGCCTGTCTCAAAGATGAGACTCGTGTGTTTGCGAAAATACTGGCCGGAAAGACGCGTGTATTTATATGCATGCCAATGGATTATAACTTGCTTGTGAGAAAGTATTTTGGTGCTTTCGTTGCAACAATGCACGCAACCGCTGGGCAACTGGCTGCTTGTGTTGGCATTGATGCTGGAACGGGTTGGACGGCTTTGTATAATCGCTTATCGCGGGTTGGTGACAACTGGGAGGATTTTGACTATGCGAACTGGGACACTTCGTTGCACCCTGAGTTTTTCGATTCATTCGTTAAAATAGTCAATGCTTGGTACGGTGTTCGAGATGATTCTGAGGAGGGAACGGTAAGAAAGGTGCTGATTAGAGAGATAGTCTACAATTACATCATTGCCAAAGATAGATTAGTATTTAAAACATCTGGTAATTCTAGTGGCTGCGCAATAACTGCAGAACTGAATAGTGTAATAGGAGATTTGATAATGTTGTATTGTTTTTACTATCACAATATACAGCACGATCTGAAATTCACTGCTGAAGATTACTTCGAGAACGTCGAGATAGCGGTTTATGGAGACGATGTCGTTAAGAATGTGAGCAACGAGTTTGAATGGTTTTCAGGTTCAAACATCCTCCCGATTGTGCAAGAATTGGGACTGGACATAACAACTGGAGATAAGAAAGGTAAGGACTTCTCTTTCAAAAAGATCGAAGAGATTGGTTTCCTGAAGCGTCGTTTTCGACGTGAAGGAAACATTTGGAGAGCGCCCCTCGAGAGAGATATTTTGTGCGATATTTACCAATGGATTCATCGATGTGATGATCCCTACGCCGCGACGGCACTTAATTGTGACGTTGCGTTGCGTGAAGCAGCACAGCATGACCCGGAGTTTTTCGATTCCCTTCAGGGACTCTTGAACAAGAGGCTGCGAGAAGTGAACGTGAGAGAACACGCCAATCAGTTTAAACCATTGGTGCTTTCCCGAGCGGACTATTTGAACAGCGACCGTCGACTTTGGTAATGCCTAATTCTCAATCGTGGAGTGCGAGTGTTTTGTATTACTGAAGAAGCGCGGCTCTTGTGAAGAGCCGCGATTCTTCG